CCGGCGGGTGGGATGGAGCCTCCTCTTTGCATGTTCGACCTCCTGCAGCCGCTCACAGATCTGCTCGCGCAGCAGCGCGATCAAATGCGCGAGCTGGAGCGAAAGCATGGCCGGATGATCGGCTCACCTGTTTCACAGGAAAGGCAAGGCCGAGGCAGTGTACCGCCGCTACGCGATCACGTCGGCAGCCGATTTGTCGAAAGGTGTCGCGAAGCTCGCGGTGCTTCACGGCGCGGCGCAGGGGTCGCCGCGTGTCGTGCCCATCAAGAAGGGCACAATTCGGGCACAATCGGTCGGATAATCACGATCCGAGCATCGCGCAACGAGTTGTCCAAGTCGTTCCAGCAGGCGAAGTTTGATACATCACCGACCCGGTAGCTCAGTTGGTAGAGCAACGGACTTTTAAGCCGCTCGGGCTGATTCCGCTAACTGACTGTCAGAATACAAGATAGCCCCCATTGGCAGACGCCTTTGGGGGCTTTTGTTGCGGCCACTGTTGCAGACCTAAGCCAGAAATCAGAGAACGCTAATAGAGGACGGAAACATCCCACTCCAGCCCCGTCCATTGACGCCACTATAAGCCCGGCTAGGTTCCACCATGCAAGACGGTAACTGACGGACGATAGCGGTAACGCGGTAACTCGAAGGACGATAACTGAACGACGGTAACTGAGCGGGCCACCCCGGTAACTATCAGGTGGCCCGTTTTCGTTTTTAGTAATCTTAGAAGTTCGTGTAACTCTCGTCGTCGATATGGAACGTCAGAGTTGAGTCAAACGCGACTGGACCGCCCCCCTGCCTTGTCTGTCTATCGACAGAGACGACCCGGACAGTCGTGTAGAGCTTCGAGCTTCCGTCCATGCGCGCAAAGCCCCCGCTCCCGGATACGTCTTCCCAAATGCCGACAGTCGGGGCCAAGCCTGATTCACGACGCTTACGAGTATCCATACTCTCTAGGAGCGTCCACATAGCGGCAAACGTCGCGTGATTGGGGCCATAGCCGCGCCAGATCAATTTCCTAGCGCGCGAATCCCGGAGGGGGCGCTGAATTACGATATTGCCGTTCGCAGAGGTGAGAACCGTTTTGAGGCTTTGCTCAGGATACTCTACCTCCATCGGATTGAGCGCCAATTGATACTCGACGGGGCCAAGGCCCGCATCGTACTTGATCCAGAATCCCATTATGCGACTCCTCTATTTGCCGTCCAGCGAGAGTTACGGCGGCCACTCGACAGTGCCGACATGACAGCTTCTTCGACTCTGGCCGCAATTTCATCTACGCCAGCGCTACTGCCTGTAACGTTGAGATTCACAGTTACCGTTATTATCGACGTAGCTAGTGCTGCCGTTATCCCTGACGGGCGAATATGCCGGAATGCTAAAGGACGATGGCAGGTTGGTAAGCCTGTTCTCGGGATTGAGAAGGGCTTGCGTTTGGGATTGAATGGCGCTGATAGTCTCTTTCTGTGCCCGCTCGACGGCATCCAAGCCCTTCACGACTGGCTGCTGCACTTCCTCAGCTTCCTTCTTCTTGCCGCCAAAGAGGCCACCAAAGAGGCTACCGACGCCACTGGCCAAAGCCATCCCGATGGGTCCACCCAAAGCGCCACCCATCTTCTCAGCCAAGAGGCTGAACGACTGCGCGCCAAACTCCTTCATATCGAGTCGCCCGCTGATAGCCTGCGTCACGAGCGATTCTACTCCGCTCTTTAGATGACTCTGCTTTTGCGCTAGGGCCAACTGTTCTTCTTGCTCGGCAGTCATCTTCAAGCCGAGTGCTTCGCGTTCCTTCGTAACCTTCAGGGCCAGTAATTGGGCATTCTGTTCCGCGTTCGACAGCGACGTATCGTTTTGGATGGCCGCTTTTCGTAACTGGTAAATCTCGTCTACTAGGCCAAGCTGTGCGCGTAGGCGCTCTCTCACGTTATCCTCGCCTTGCAATCCCTGTAACCGAACGTCGTTGTACATCTTCGCCCGCTCGATAGCGTCTTCGAGCAATGCGTTATCCGTAATCTGATTCGCGTTGCGTAATTGATCCGCTCTCCTATCGGCTTCTTCTTTGGCCTTCCTCTTGGCTTCCTTCGTCACGTCTTCAGTCGGCGTCGGGGCAGGCTTGTTGAGCGTTTTGGGATCGAAAGGAGCGGGGCCAGCAGCGACAGCCTTAGAGTCAGCAACGGCTTTCTTCCATGCCGCAGTAGCCATCTGAAATTGAGCGGCAGCAGCCCCGAAATTACCGGATAGGGCAGCGTTGAAGACGAGTCCGAAGTCAGTAGCCGCTTGGTTCAATGCCGGAAGAAGGCTACCAAGCCGGATGACTTCCTGAAGCATCTTTGCAAATTCTGTAATGGCGGGTAGAGCCTGTACGATGGCAGGTTGCAGCGCCTTACCCAAAGCCGCGCTAGTCTGTTCCATTGACTGGGACATGAGGTACTGAGCCCCAGCCGCACTACCCAGAAACTTCAGGTATTCACCGCGCGTAGCTTGGCCAGCTTGAAGGATGGCATTCTGGACAGCCAAGGCTTTCTGCATGTCATTCAGCTTGCCTACCGTCGTTCCGATGCTTTTAGCGTACTCTAAAAAAATTACTGACTGGTTCTTGTCGAGCAAGCGGTCAAACCCATCGTCAGTGCCAACAATTACCATTTTCAGACGTTCAAGGCTTTCCGTCGCCGTCATTCCGCGTGCCGCACCCAGATCGAGCACACTGGCTAGGAGTTGGCCCGCCTTGCTCGCGTCTCCCGACTTCTGCGTGAGCTTCGCGACTTCCGCCGTCAGATCGTTAGCGGCTGGGGCACTGAGCTTGAATTGATCTTGAGCCGTTTTACTGACAGAGGCCAGGAAGCCGAGTTGAACGCCTAGCAGTCTACTTGTGGCAGACAGCTTGTTTGCAGCCGCATCATAGGCGTTAGCCGTCTCAATGCTGGACTTCATAATAGCCACGACGCCACCAAACGCAGCGAATGAGGCTATCTGTGCAGCGCCAAGCTTTGTAATCGAGCTTTCAAGGCTTGTAACCTTCTTTTTCGCGTCGGCCATACCTGCCGAGAATTGAGCATTCTCAGCGCTAAGCATTACGCGTAACCGACCGATGATACTACTGACCATGTATTACCGTTTCCTTCGCGCATTTAGCGATTCTGCGCGCGCTAACAAGTCGCCCTTATGTTGCTCCTCAGCTTCCAGCGCATAAAGAGCCTGCCAATCGGCCAACTCGCGCGAGTCAACCGACTTTAGCAAATCAGCAACAGTGTAGTGTAACTCTCGGGCCAGCCTATACAGCCAAAGCTTGTACGGGTTGGCCTTTAGTCGTTTTTTACGTCGCCCTGAGCTTCGGCAGTCATGCCGTTGAGCTTCCATGCCGCCAACGCAATGCGCTCTAGGGCCTGAGCGTTCTTGTCTTCGAGCGCGGCAACGTCGTCGTCAGAGAAGATGCGTTCTCCCTTCTCGTCGCACGCCACAAGCGCCACGATAGCCGCAACACTCGGCTTCTCGGACAGTAGCAGCGTCGTAACGGCCAGTCGTTCCGCGCCACTGAACACGCGGACGTAGACCGTCATGTTATCCCATTCAGGGATTACTACCGGCGCCGTTGGACGGTCGTTGATTGCGAGGATTCTATCTCGCATTACGGAGCCGTCGTAACGCGACTCAACGGGCCTGCACTGACCAAGGCCAGCGACACTGTATTCGCTTCACCAACGCCACCATTGATCGGGCCACACTCAGTAAGGAGGGCGTCACCTTGGTAGCTAGGGTTGGTTGCAGAGACAGCGTCACTCGACGCACGAACCTCTACGGCAACGACAGTACCCACTTTCGCGAACAGTGTGCCGATAGTCGCTTCGTCCATAAGAGCGTCGATAGCTACCGACCACTCAATAAAGTCCACCTTGATTAACCTTGGTACCCGAACCCATCGCGGTAACGTCCACAGCATTCGCCGAAAAGGCAATCGCCACGCTGGTAGCCTGCCCGGAAATATCCGTCGTATCGACTTTGACGAAGGCGTCGGTAAGAACAATTGCACTCATTGGAAAACTCCTTCTTTAACTGTTGCTGATATAAAACGTGTAATCCTGCGAGACACGTCTAGTCTGTGATTCTGCCTCGTAACTACTGTCTTCGTTGTCGAGCAATACGTCACGCACGATTACTGACCCTACTTGGCCCCGATACCGCGACAGCGCCGTAGCTACTTGATTCGCCACTGCCCGCGAATCCGCATAGGTCACAGCCCATGCGTCAACTTGGACACGAACTCTAACAACGGGCGAGTCCGTCCCCATTGCGTGCGTTCGGATGGCCGAAACTTCCGTGTAACTGATAGCCGGATAGGTCACGTCTTGCGGTAGAATCTGAGGGTAGATCCTCGACCCTGCCGCCGTGACTCCCTGTAAGAGAGTTACAATGACTGTCCCGACTTCCATTTAGAGAACATCCTTTAAAGCTTGCTTCAGTACTTCGCCCACCTTGTCTGTCGCTTCCTGAGCCTTGGTGTCCAACGAGGGACGTAAGAACGGCCTAGCCGCGATAAAGCGAGTACCCTTTTCGATTAGCTGGCCATACCAAGTCCTTTTGGAAACGCCAATCGCGAATTGCGCTCGACCCTGTTGGAGTCGAGTAGGCTGAGCCTGAATCCCGTCACGTAGCGTGCCGGTATCGACTGGCGCACGTCGCTTGGCTTCATTGACGAGAACCTTTGCGCCTTCCGCAGCAGCTTGGGCCAAGAGGATTCCCCCGGTACGACTGGCCAACTTGTCGAAAGCCGCGTTTAGTTCGTCGGCCCCTTCGAGTCGGATTTTCTGATTCTTGCGAGGTTTAGCCATTGCGCACCCCCAGCAGCGTAAGAAAACGCTTACGTCCGTCCACATCGGCCACGCTGATAACGTCGTAACTCACGCCGTCCACCGTTACCCGCATCTTACTGGCCAAACCTTCGATCCAGCGAATTACAAACTTCGTCGTTGCCTTACTCAACGTCTGTTGGGCCAAGAAGAACTCTCTACCGCCAAGGTCTTCCTTAGACCCCCACACCGTAGCGAACTCGGTCCATGTCGTTACGGGTTCACCGTAAGCGTTCTGAGTCTCGACGGCATACTCAATCAGGATGTCGTAACGCAAGCTACCAATTGTCGCCATTAGAAAACCCGCTGCGTCCAGAGAAGGTTATCGACGGTCGGATTACGATAAAGCTCAACTGCACTCTGTGCCTCGCGATTCTCGTAAAGGTCTGCCGCCACGAGAAGCACTGAAGCCAATACCGACGCTGGCCACGTCTCTGTATCGGACAAATCAAGTCCGGTTACAGCTTCGCAATACTCTACCGCAGCTTGCGTATACAGAATCAGGTCAGCGTTAGTCTCCTCTGTGATGACGCCGTCCTCTAGGGGCAAGCGCAAATGTGCCCGCACAGTGCCGGTCAGAGTCAACGCATCTTCAGTGGAGAGAGGCATTATCGGGGGCGAATAATGTGAATGAGCATAGGAGCCACCTGTAAGAGAAAGAGAAGCAAACCTGTAGGGCCGGAGGACGCTAATCACCCAAACCCTACAGGCTGTAAGAACTCTATACCCCGGCGAAGCTTCGGAGGCACGCCTGAAAACCTTCCAAGAAAACAAGCGAGACACTTCACCGGTTTATAGAGCCTCTAATGACTACGCATGCATGGTCAGATACTTCACCGGATGCGTGCCCGCATCAATCAGGACGCCGTCATGTCGCGAGAACGCGAGGAAGGCAACCTGCCCAAACTCCGCGAAACGGTCATTCAGACGAAGGACAGAGACTTCCTGAACGTCACGAATCTTGTACTTGCTCATGTCGCCAAAGAGAATCGGCTTAGCGCTCGCGCCAATCGACGCAACGTTGTTGTTGACAACGAAGGGACGGCCAAGAATCGTCTCAGGCTGGCCAACAATCATGCCTTGCTGCCAAATGAGCTTGTCGTCATTGTCGCGAACCTTACGAAGTGCCGCCAACGTCGTGTCGTTGAACATCCAAGTGCCGTTAGCGCGATAGCTAGCGTCCACACTGTGCAGGAGTCCAACAAGCTCGTCGTACGTGATGGCCGTTGGAGCCGCCGAAGTGCCGCCACTCGTCGCACCGGTAACCATGCCGAAAGGCTCAGTCGTGCCCGCACCAACGGTGAAGTGTCGGTTACCAATGCGCGCGATACGCTCGCCCAAACGCGAACCGATCACTTCGCCCAAATTCACGGCGCTATCCTGCAAAAGCTCAGTGCTAACCTTCACGATCTTGGACGAGTACTTGAACGCCTTCAGCGTCTTGGAACCGAAGACGAGATCCTGAGCGGTAACTTCGGTGTTCTCTCCGATGATTTCGCCCTCGTTGGACGTGTCATCGCTAGTGGGCCAAGGAAGGTCAGCGCCGGTAGCCGTACGGACGACGCTCGCAACTTCGCGCATACCACCAAACGACAGCATGGCCAATTCCACCTCACGCGTGAAGTCAGGCGCAACGAGGTAACCGCCTGCCGTATTCGTATGCGACTGCGCGCGGCTTTCCCAACGCTCAACGTCGTTGCGCGAACGAAGCGCATCCTTGCGCAGATTGAACGTGAAAAGGTTCGTATTCAAGCCAGCCGCAGCCATAGCCGACGCCTGTTGTGCAGTCGGGGCGACATGCGAACCCGTAAGAAGCCAGCCACGAAGCGCGTCGTCAGCATCGTAACCAACAGTACGAGTCTCGCTATCGCGAGTCATGCGACCGCGCGACTCGTCCAGATTACCAAGACGCTCATAGCGCTTGATCTGAGCCGAAAGGCTATCGGCCTCATTCATGAACGCATCAAAGCGCGTTTCGTCCTCAGTCGTCAGCGAGCGGGCTTCCGTCTCTGCATTGCTCATCACTGCTTTGGCGTCGGCCACAGCCTTCGCGTACTTCTCGCGCAACTCTTTCAGCATAGTGTAATTCTCCTTTTGTTAGAGCGCTGCCAGACGCAGACGCATCGTGTTACGAACTCGTACAGCTTCCGCGCGCTTGGCTTCATCCAGCGCTCTCACCGCTACTTCAGTCGCCAGATAGGCGGGTGATGCAACTACAGACACTTCCTTCAACTGTGCGCTTGTAATCGTCCTCAAGGCGTTCCGCGTGTCGAACGACGAGCCCCCCGGAAACGGTCTGAATCGAAAGCTCATGGCGTGTACATCGCCCCGTTTCACCAATGCGAGCACATCGCGCGCATACGTAGTGTCAGCAGGGTCAATTTCAACTTTGAGCCCGTGACTATCGGGAGTCAGCTTCAGGGTACCGTTACTCGTGCGGGCCAAGACACGGTTAGTGTCATGCTCGACAAGAGCGAACACGTCAGGAAACTCCTTGAGCGTTCTATCAAAGGCACCGGGGGCAATGACTTCACGGAATCCGCCAAGGTCAACGCTCCGACTATTCCACACGACCCCATACCCGACTAGACGATTCCCGTCAGCCTCAAGGCCCGGATTATAACGATTCTCAAACTCGGTGAAATGCATTAGGCATTCTCCTTCTGGCCAAGCTGATTAAGGCTTTGGAAGTTCAACGGGACCATTCGCTTGTCACCGTCCGGGCCAATGTTGCCGAAATTCTCTAATTCACGTACCTCGTTTATGGACAA